AGGTAGCTTATCAGATAAACCCGTTTATTTATCATGTAGCTGAAGAGCTGATGAGGATGGAACGTGCTGTCGGTAAGTTTCTTCCTATTGTTCATCATCCTTTGCCTGTTAAACCTGCTGATATAGATACTAACTACGATAGTCGTAAAGATTATCGGAGAAGAGCAGCAGAGGTTTTGAACACTCAAGCACAAGAGCCTAAGAAGTCATGCAGAACACGTATGACAATGGAAGCTGCTAAACGGTTCAAGGATAGAGATAGGTTCTATTGCCCATGGTCGTTTGACTATCGCGGGAGAGCTTATCCTATCCCTGCTTTCCTTACACCACAAGATACTGACTTTGGTAAATCATTACTGAGGTTTGCTGAAGGTTCTTATATGACACCTGAAGCTGAGTCGTGGTTAGCATTCCATGTAGCAACTTGTTATGGGCTAGATAAAGCAACAATGACTGATAGGTTAGAGTGGGTTAGGAATAACGTCACACTCATCAGTCGTATTGCTACTGACCCTATTGATTCATTACCTGAATGGGAAGTAGCAGAAGAACCATGGCAATTCTTAGCTAGTTGTGATGAGTATTATCATTGTGTAATTGCTGCTGATAGACAATTCACCTCACTACCTATTGCTGTAGATGCAACCTGTAGTGGTCTTCAGATCTTGGCTGGACTCGCACGAGATAAGTCAACTGCTAAACTTGTTAATGTATTACCTGGTGATAAGCCACAAGATGCATACAAGGTAGTAGCTGAAGTAGCTCGTGATTCAGTGCCTGAACGCTTGCGTGATAACCTTGATAGGAAGAAAACCAAGCGATGTGTGATGACCATTCCTTACAATGCAAAGCCTTACTCCAACAGGGGTTACATCAAAGAGGCTTTCTTGGAGGATGGGATAGAGCTAGATAAGGACGAGTTAACTCAAGTTGTAAAAGCTATCCGTTCAGCTATGGATGTGGTCGTACCAGGTCCCATGGCTGTCATGAAATGGATTGAGACTGAGGTAGCAGCTGCTGTGAAGCGTGGTGTGCATTACTTGGAATGGGTAACACCATCTGGGTTTGTCGTACACCAGAAGCTAAACAAGAAGCAATACCAGTCGATGGAGCTTAAGCTACTGGGTCGTTGTAAGATGAGCGTTGCTGTTGGGGAGACAGATCAAGTTGATCTCAACCACCACAAGAATGCAACAGCACCTAACCTGATCCACAGCCTTGATGCTAGCCTGTTACATTTGAGTGTCTTACGCTTTGATGCACCTGTTGCTCTTATTCATGATTCCGTCCTTTGTCGTGCAACGGACATGCCCACCTTGTCCGCTATTGTACGAGAGACATACATGCATCTCTTCGCAGAGCATGATTATTTGCGAGACTTTGCCCAGTACATTGGTGCAGAGTCTGAGCCTCCAATTATCGGAGACTTAGAACCAGAAACGGTTATCGAGAGCACGTATTTCTTCTGTTGAGGTTTAGCCTTGCCCCCTAGATAGGAGCCACGCTATAACATAAAGTAGAAGTATATGAAAACATGTTCTAGATGTAAAATAAGTAAACCTTTATCTGAATATCGTAAACGCTCTGCATCTAAAGATGGACACCAGTCTGCATGTAAGGCATGTGTCGATTTAACGCAACGAGTGCGCTCTAATCACAGGGAATACGAAACTAAAATCAAACGTGTTTACGGTATTGATTTAAAACAATATCAATCCATGCTTACAGAGCAGAGTGGCTCTTGTAAAATTTGTGGTAGCATTGATCCAGGTTGTAATAGAACCTATTTCTGTGTGGACCACGACCATGAAACCGGAAGAGTTCGTGGACTACTTTGTAACGATTGCAATACTGGTATTGCGCGTTTCAAGGATGACATAAGCTTTCTCCAGAACGCAATCAACTATCTTTCCACCATTAATGTCACAATCCATCCACGTTACCCAACAGCCTGTTATCCTTGAAGGTTATCAAGCTGTACTGAAACCAAGCAAGTTTGGTTACTCGTTGTCTGCTCTCCTGGACTCCCAACTCATCGAAGTATTGGAGGAGGATCGTAAAGAAACACTCAAGTGGGCTGAGTCGAAACTCAAGAACCCCAAGCGTAGTGTCCTCAAACCTGAACCATGGGAAGAGGTCAGTGAAGGTAAGTACAAAACCAAGTTCTCTTGGAATGACACTAATCGTCCTCCTGTTGTTGACAGTGAGGGTACACCGATTACTAACCTTGACCTGCCCTTGTATAGTGGCAGCAAGGTGAAGCTTGCATTCAAACAGAAACCATACATCCTCAAGGATGGCGTCACCTATGGCACTAGCCTGAAGCTTGTAGGTGTGCAGGTCGTTGAACTTAACGGTGCTGCTGGTGTCGATCGTAGTGACCTTGGTGATACTGAAGTCGCTGCGTTGTTCGGTCAAACAGCAGGCTTCAAGGCATCATCCACTGAGGCTGGTGTTGTTGATGACACCGTAGAGGACGACGATTTCTGATGGCTTTTCGCTCAGGGCTTGAAGAGAAGGTCGCCGATCTTCTCACCAACCTTGGGGTTAAGTATGAGTACGAATCAACCAAAGTACCTTACGTACTGCAGTGTAATTATACACCAGACTTCCTCCTTGCCTAATGGTATCTACCTTGAAACAAAGGGGCAACTAACGGAGGAGGATCGTCGTAAGATGAAGGCTGTCAAGGCAGCTCATCCTGACCTTGATATCCGATTCGTATTTCAATCACCCCATAATAAGATCTACAAAGGATCTAAGACTACTTACGCCAAATGGTGTGAGAAGCACGGCTTTAAGTACTGTTCATTCCACTCGATTCCTATCTCATGGCTAACCTGACCTACGGCACTGTTGAGTANTACGCTGAGCNGTTTGCAGATATCTTGGCTGATCTTGATTCTAGTGAGCCAATGTATGGTGATGCCATTGTCGAAGGCTTCATCCTTGCTATCGACAATTGGCGTGATTACTACGCTAAACAAGTAGATGAATATGATCGAGTCGAACAGCGAGTTCGTCAGGCACTTACCGTGTGATACATGTGGGTCATCTGATGCAGCTAGTTTGTATACAGATGGCCACATNTTTTGTTTCTCATGTAACGCCTACACCAAAAGTGATGGCGATGTTCACACTCATAAAATGTCCACCAATGTCCAACTTCGAGGTTCAGCCGAGCGGCTGCAAAAACGAAACATCTCAGAAAAGGTATGTCAACAATACCGAATCTACAGAGATGGAGATGTCCTACGCTTCTATTATTACAGCGATGCTGGAATACTTTCAGGATGTAAAGTAAAAACAAAGAGTAAAGAATTTAAGTACGAAGGAGATGTACCAGGGACTCTCTTTGGACAGCACTTGTTTCCTAGTTCTGGAAAACGAGTCGTTATCACTGAGGGAGAACTTGATGCAGCTTCGTGTAGTGAGGCTATGCCTGGATGGCCGATGGTATCTTTACCTAGTGGTGCCGCAGCAGCCAGGAAATCGATTCAACGGTCTCTCCCCTGGCTACAGGGTTACGAGGAGATTGTCCTGTTCTTCGACAATGACGAGGCAGGCCGTAAGGCAACGGAGGAGGCAGCAAGCGTCCTACCACCTGGCAAGACAAAGATCGCAAGACTTGAGAGCTACAAGGATGCGTCAGATGCACTTCAAGTCAATGACACTGAAGCAATACGTCGTGCTATCTGGGATGCGAAACCTTACCGTCCAGATGGCATAGTTGATGGTAAATCTCTTCTTGACTTAGTAACAACACCTAACCCACCTTGTGATCATGAGTACCCATTCGATGGACTACAACGACTGCTACACGGTATTAGATACGGCGAGCTTGTCACCATTACTGCAGGATCTGGCATTGGAAAGTCCTCTTTCTGCAGGGAACTTGCAACTTCACTTCTACAAAGGGGAGAACGGGTCGGTTACTTGGCTCTTGAGGAATCGAATCGGAGGACTGCTCTCGGTTTAATGTCGGCTGCTGTCGGCAAGTCACTTCACCTNGGTAATCATGACAGATCTACTCTCACCGATGCTTATCAAAGCACTCTTGCTAATTGGAATCTATTTCTATTNGATGGNTTCGGTAGCTTCGACCCCGATGTTATCTACAATCGCATTGAGTATCTAGCCTGTGGTTTAGATACCAAGGTNGTCTTCCTTGATCACTTGTCCATCCTGTTGTCTGGATTAGATGGTGATGAGAGGCGGATGATTGATACAACTATGACTAAACTGCGTTCTCTTGTAGAGAGGACGGGTATTGCACTATTTCTTGTATCCCACCTACGAAGAACATCTAATGACACCAACCACGAAGAAGGTGCAAGAGTCACCCTTGGACAGCTCAGAGGTTCGGCAGCTATTGCTCAACTGTCAGATGGAGTTATTGCGCTTGAACGGAACCAGCAGGCGGATCGAGGATGCTCTGCAACGACTGTGCGAGTCCTCAAAAACCGTTATAGTGGCGAAGTTGGAGTCGCCTGCCAACTAGTATACGATCTAGATACCTGTAAATTTACTGAGACTGAAGCTAATGACTTCAACCCAACAACCGACTTCTAAAGTAAAACGTCCCAACCCACCTACACCTGAGGCAATCAAGCGAGCACAGTTCGTTGATAAGTCCTATAAGTGGACGGGGAAGTGACACAACAACAACACCCAATCACCCCACCGCCGCACCTAATAGAGCAGTGGATGCAAAATCACTCCACCAAGTACGCCCTAGCCCGTCAAGCCGCCCAATGGGGCGCCGACCAGCAACTTTTAAAAGATTCAAAGTGGCTGGATCACAATGCTTTGAATGAATCGCATCTGAGAATTACTCCAGTGGGCGCGTCTTTAATAGAGGCAATGCGTCCCAGGCCTTTAAGTCTGAAAGAGCAAGCATTAGCAGCTCTTGACACAAAGCCAGAAGATGCTAAAGAACTCATCGTGTTTGACACGGATCAAGTCAAAATTATCCGCCGCGCACTGGAGCAGCTCGATGACTAACGCATTTAACCCTATCGAATCCATCGAATTCATTGAGCCAAACTTTGCCCTGGCATACTCGGCTCTTGCCAGGCGGGTAAGCTCCGCTGAAGCATTTATGGCCGGTGGCCTTGACGACAAAGCCTACTCAGAGCTATGCCGAGCCATGGAAGTGATTGAGCAAGTGGAAAAAGTCCACGCCGTTCTAAAGGTGCCTACAAATGACTGACCTTTCACCCGCCGCGCAGGCGGTACTCGATGCCTGGGAGGCCAAGCTGGAGCCAATGGTGACGTGCCTGACTCACGATCCAGAACGTGAAGCACTAGCCGCCGCCCTGCGAGCTGCCGCTGATCAGGTGTTGCCTGCATCTCCGGACATGATTCCTAGTTTGATGATGGTTCGCTATCGACTGCTTGCCATCGCTGCCGAGCTGGAGGGCGATGAACCTAGTCTTTGATATTGAAACAAACGGTTTATATGATGATTGCTCCAAGATCCATTGTATTGGCGTCTACGATATCGATGCCAAGCAGACTCTTGTATACAATGATCAAGGCAACACTGAGCCAATTACAAAAGGCGTTCAACTTCTTGAGGATGCCTGTTGTCTTGTGGGGCATAACATTATTGGCTACGACCTTCCTGTTATCCGTAAGCTTTTTCCATGGTTCACCCCCAGTGCTACAATTGTGGATACTTTGGTGTTATCTCGTATTTACCACGCTGATATTCTGAAGACGGATCAAAAGCGTAAGTGGAAGGACATGCCATTGAATCTACATGGGCGTCATTCACTAGAGGCATATGGTCATAGATTGGGTGAGTACAAAGGAGAGTTTGGTAAGGAAGCTGATTGGAAACAATGGTCACAAGAGATGCAAGATTATTGCCTGCAGGATGTACAAGTAACACGTAAACTATGGCAACACTTCCACCCCTACCTGACTTCATCCAATTAGAACATGATGTCGCCTCCATCCTCACCACCCAAGAATTACATGGATGGTACTTTGACGAAGCTGCTGCACGGGAACTTGCACAAGCTCTCTACTCAGAACTTGACGGCCTTAATCAATTACTACGCAAGCGGTACCCTTACGTTAAAGACCGCGAATTCACTCCGAAGAGATCTAACCGCACCACAGGATATGTGGGAGGTGCCCCTCTAACCAAGCTCAAGGACTTCAGCCCTACCAGTCGTGATCACATTGCGTGGATCATGAAGAACCATCACGGTTGGGTACCCGACAAAGAGACAGCAAGTGGCAAGACTGCCATTGATGAGACTGTACTCAAAGACATTGGCACAGAGGAAGCGCTTCAATTCTTCCGATGCCTTGAGCTTACTAAACAGCTCGGTATGTTATCTGAGGGTAAGAATGCATGGCTTAAACTAGTGCGTGGTAATCGCATTCACCACCATTGTTCAGTGGCTACGAACACACATAGGTGTGCTCATCGTAACCCAAACCTTGCTCAGGTACCTAGTGATCTTTCCTTTAGGAAACTATTCACTGCAACTCCTGGCCATGTGATGGTTGGTGCTGACCTTTCAGGTATTGAGCTGCGTATGCTTGCACACTATCTAGCACGCTATGATGGTGGCAGGTATGGAGATGTTCTTCTCAACGGTGACATTCACCAAGAGAATGCAGACAAAATAGGCATTTCACGTCGGCTAGTCAAGACTGTAACTTATGCATTTTTGTACGGAGCTGGCGACCAGAAGATAGGACTTAGTTATGATCAAAGCCTTTCCCCGAACAAGGCAAAAGAAAAGGGTGCTGAGATACGAAGCGCTTATGTTGCTGCCATTGACGGCTTGGATAGTCTTCTTACCGCTGTTCGTCAAGCTGGTGAGCGAGGCTTTATACGGT